GAATGGTATACATCAGGACCAAGACAACGTCTTCAACCTGGTGGTTCTATTGTAGTTGTCATGACGAGATGGAATACAAAAGATTTAACAGGTATGTTAATTAAATCTCAAAAAGAAGTTAAATCAGATAAGTGGGAAATTATAGAGTTCCCAGCCATCATGCCATCAGGAGATCCTGTCTGGCCACAGTATTGGAAACTAGATGAATTAGAATCTGTTAAAGCATCTTTAAGTTTAGCTAAATGGAATGCACAATGGATGCAAGATCCAACATCAGAAGAAGGTTCTATTATAAAACGAGAATGGTGGAAAGTGTGGGAGAGAGATCACATTCCTAAACTTGAACATATTATTCAATCTTACGATACAGCTTTTCTTAAAAAAGAAACTGCGGATTATTCTGCCATTACAACCTGGGGCGTATTTTATCCAAACGAGGACAGCGGACCGAATCTAATGTTATTAGATGCACTTAAAGAACGACTAGAGTTTCCAGAACTTCGAAGAGCCGCACTAGAACAATATAAATATTGGAATCCTGATACCGTCATCATTGAAGGTAAGGCCTCTGGAATGCCTTTAACATATGAGTTGCGAAAGCTAGGTATTCCTGTTATAAATTACACTCCGAGTAAGGGGAATGATAAACACGCTAGAGTTAACTCTGTAGCGCCATTATTTGAGGCAGGACAAGTTTGGGCTCCTGATCATAAATTTGCAGAAGAAG